AAGGCTTTCCGGAGTGATGCCGCTAATCGAATAAAAATCGTTATCCGCTTGTTGTTCTAAGGTTAAACTAATAGCGCTATCCATTGACGGTGTACCGTCTTGGAATGTAACACCCGGTTTCAAGAATATATTTGCTCCCGGTGTTGTGCTTTTCTTTTCAATCGTTTTCTTATCGTGTTCATCTATCTGACCTTGCCAGAATTTCACACCTAAAGACTGCTGATTAACAACGTGCATGCGTTGACTTCGGTTCTTGTTTTTTTCCCTTTGTGCATCTTTAAGATCGCGAACAACGCCGGCCGGTTCTAGTTCATCATCTATTAATTCACCCGTATAGTAGCAATATTCACGCACTAGCGGGAATTTACCGTGCTTATAAGGACTTTCGCCCTCTTCTAGTAGTACACTATCGGAGAACGTTGCATATCTGATTTTAGTATCTGGTATGCTAGTAGGTTTCTTGCCTGTAGCTAGTAACACAACAAATAGCGGGTTATTTTCATCAATTAGGCCCTCTTTTGTCATATATACATTCTTTTTGCCGTATTCCTTGTACCAGTATTGAACTACACGAACCTTTTTATACTTTTCGTTGTACCATAACGCTTCACCATTAATGGTTTCAACCGTGCCGGCTTCTAGTTCTGTATCGTCATATTTATGGCTTAACAAATCAATTTCATTAGCTTTATCCGGGTATACCTGTTTCAGCTTTCTTGTGCTTTCCCAACTATACCGGCCAACGAATTGCGCATCACTTAGATTTTCTTCTGTGCTTTCCGGATCTACGAAAACGTCAAACGGAGAAACACGTTCGATTTTAATTGCTCCGTCTAATTTTTGGTAATCAAATTCATAGCTTACCCAGTAGTTGGCTAAACCGCATATGATTTTATCTCGGAAGCATTTACCTTTATTTCGTTGATAGTGTGCGCGGTCTAAGCAGTATTTTGTAATACCTTTTGCCACTCGACTGATGCGGTCATCTTCTTCAGAGCGTGGTAAGAAGTCCGGTTCTGTTTCATTCTGTGATGCATAACCGCATAACAAATTAACAGTTGCCCGTATTCTATTGATTGTGATTACAGGGCGGCCAGCTTCACGCATCTTTTTTAAATCGGCATCTTCCCATTGCTTGCCTTGCATAAATGCGTAATCTTCGGCAGCACTTTGCCGCCAGTTTGACGTAGCACTTAATGCGCTTTTAACGTTCGCCTTTGCTTCGTATATATCGAATGTTTGTTCTATATTCATTACTCCACCATTTCAGAACCGTATATCATATCGTACATTTGTTCTATTTGCCATTGTGGCATAGCTTGCGCAAATTTCGCTAGTTCCGCATCGGTGTATTTCGCCGGAATAATAACGCCCTTTTCTTCGCGTTCGCCATATTCCGACTTTAATACTCTAAAAGCGTAATCACGCAACGCCCTTTCACTCATACGCCCCATGCAGTAACTTCTCCTTCTGTTTCATCATCATATTTATAACCGTCATTAAATGGTTTCTTCGGTTTCTTAGGTGTAATAGATCTGCTCATACAAAAATACCTAAACTCATCATATGCATGATCCTCTTGTGTTGTATCAACATCTTCCGGCTTGCTTTCGTCATATACTAATTCCGGTAACGTTCTCAAAATATGCTTACATGTAGAGAAGAATTTGATTTTCTTCTCCCTTAGATATGTATGAACCATCATCTTACCCGGAATGCGTTCAGAATTAGACTTTATGAAGTTAATTCCATGACGTGCAAATATTTCAGCAATAGATTCACCTTGAACACTCCACTTCATGCGGTCGTCTTTCTGCCATATTGCTCTATCGGCTATGTCATATGCGTATGTTTCACCCTTACTTAATCTAGCCATTTCGGCAGCCACTTCATCGGGTGTTAGTTTTAACCCTACATCTGGCTCACCTGTGCAACCGTAATATTCACGGTAGCAATGCGCTACACCTTCATAATCAATAGCGTACCAATGAATACTAAACGGCTTACTAAAACCCCAGTCCATAGAACGAACCCGTATCCAACCTTTAGGAATTTTAAAAGGTTCTTCTACGTGTATATTTCTGTTAAATTCCGTAAATACTTGCCCTATGAACACATCCCAATCACCATATAAGAACGCTTTCTTTTCTTGCTCTGGTAACGCTTCTAAACGTTTGACATAATTCGGATCGTTCGCCATAAGAACATAGTTATCGTAAACTTGCGCCGGTATAAACACCTTTTCAAGTCCAGTAGTTTCATCAATAACAGGATTTTCTCCATAATTTGTGGCTTCTACATATTTACGTTTCACCCAACCATGTCCACGGCCACCGGGGTTACAACTACCACGAAAACGAACAGGAAACCCTTTAGCGCTGCGAAGGCAAGCCGTTAATAATTCGGCCGTTCGTTCTGTATGTTTGGTTAATTCATCAATGCCTAAATAATCAAACTCTTGACCTTGATAACCCTCGGCATCTTTATCGTTCTTCACATAGCGGAACAATACTTGACTACCATTCTTTAATGTTGCTATGTGTTTCTGGTCTGAATACTTGTATAATTCAGCCGGTACGCTTCGTATCCATTCGCGGATAACATTGGCTTCTAAATTCGGATATGTTTCACGGAATATATAACAATGGCTACCCGGATATGTTAAGGCGTAAATGAACACGTCCATGATCAATGACTTTGTTTTACCACCACCACGAGCGCCACCATATACCGCATATGGTGCTTTTGTGTTGTGGAATATATTTTGTTTTTCATTCGGTTTATAGTCGATTGTTATTTCCATATTTGATAGATTTATACAAAAAATGAGATATATCGCCGTGGATATACCTCATTTAATGATAGATTTATGCAATTACCTATTATTCTTTATTCATATTACTAAACACAACCTTAATCGGTTCACCGTCCGCGCCGCTGATTTCTTGCTTATCAGTAAATAGCTTATAACGTTTGCCAAGCAATTCGGCAGCTTTTAGCCTATCATTCAACGCCGGATCTAAACCGAACTGGTCGAGAATATCGCCGCGCATTGTGCTAGATAAGAACTGCATCACCTCGTTAGTATCGGCAATGCTACTTTCTTGCATTTCTGCTAGTCGTTCATCAATATATTGTTTAACGTCAACTTTTTTCAACAGTCTATTACCAGCAGAATACGCCGTTCGTGCGCTATAACCAGCCTTTATCGCTGATTGTGTGGCGTTCGTAGTCTTTAGCCATTCTTCAGCAAACTTTAACTCTTTAGGCTTTAATTTAATATCACTCACTACGTTCACCACCTTTCAACACATTAACTAGATATATTAACAATTCATGCGGCTTTGATGTATCGTATTCAGCCACCTTCTTAAATAATTGCCCTTCTTTAAACGGGTTTCGTTTATACTTCTCCGGAAACGCTTCTGCATATTCCGCTTCGTTATACATGCGACTTACGATGAATACTTTAAATGGCTTATCCCACTTGCTCCATGATTGGCGAGTATCAATAACATACCTTAAACCTTTTTTAATTTGTAATGCAGTAATTACTTTTTTAATTTTAGGTATGTAATTCATTGATATTCCTCTCTATCGTAGTATGTTGCTATCTTTGTTCTTCATTCTTCTATGTGATCGTTGACATATTCCGGCATGTTGCTTGGCTGCGTGTTGGCTAGTGCAATATGTTTGGCATCGTCCGTTATATTCGATTGTTTCAGCCGTGCATATGCCGTGCTTGTCATTGTTTAAACAATGCTTTCTATCGCAATGAATTTGCGTCATATTGCTATCCTTTCAAATAATCATATTTCACATTTCGTGTAATTTTAAAAATACGGTTGACGTGTCGCGGTTACCGTGTTATACTCTAATCAAGGTAAAGGGGACGAACCCCAATAGTTAATCACAAGGAGGAATAAAAATGTACACATTAAAAGACTTAAACTCAAATCAAACTTGGAAATTCGACAACCAATCACAAGCATCTGAATTCATTTCAACTATGTCATTCGGTTTTGAATGGCAATTACTAGACACAAATAATCAAGTTGTCGCAACTCACATTTACGAATAAGGAAAGGAGTTATATCATGGCTCATAAAATAGTTCTAAAAACAAATAAAGGGGATTGCATAGGTAACCCCCTTACCAGAATACACATTGCAGGCGTAAGTGGATTTTCCAGAATACGTGATGTACGAGTAGGAGACCGTATCCAAGGTTCCTACATTGTCAACTCCGTAACGCATGTAGTTACAAATACCCAAGGAGATACCCCTTACAGTTGGGGTGAAGGTTGGGAAACGGAGGTTAAATAATGAGTACTTCAAACAAAATAAAAGAGGCCCGTTTAAAAGCGGGTCTCACTCAAAAGGCTGCGGCTGAATATTTAGAAATGCCGCTACGCACCTTCCAAGATTGGGAATACGGTTCTAACGCCCCTAAATATGTAATCAATATGGCTGTTAAAATGTTAAATGCAATTCAAAAGAATAAATAGGAGAATA